CCCCAAAATTTTCGGGGGAACTAAATTATCTTTCATTTACTCTGGAAACGCTGCCCCAGTTGGTAATACATTGAAGTCAAGAACTATGAATTCCGCTGTCTTAGCTGGTTGTAAGAAAATCTCACCTACCATAACGTTTCTATCGATTACGTCTGGTGTGTTGTTAGTTTCATCCATTACAACACGGAATGCGTATAAACCTTGTCTTTGTTGGATTGATTCCAAGTAAGGGTTAACGATTGATAAGAATCTGTTTCTCGTAGCCGCTGTGTTGTTTTCGAACACTAAGTAACGAGTTGAAGAAGCGATGAACTTCTTAACAGCAATTAACAATCTTCTTACATTGATTCTATCCAATGCTGATGGTTTAGCTTGTAGTGTTTTCTGTCCAAATACCGTAACACCCTGACCTGGGAACGTAGCGATTGGATTCAATCTACCTTCGTAGAGTTCATCTCTCTCAGTTCTTGTCAAACGTGTCTTAGCTTCGATAACTGAAGTTAAACCACCTCTATTCAAACCTGCTGGAGCGAACCACTCAGCGGCAACCTGGTCGTTAAATGCGATAACGCCTGGTAGAACTACTGATGGTGGCACCCATACTGGTTTGTTCTTATCTGTGTTAAGAATCTTAACCCAAGGGTAGTAAGATGCTACATAGTTTGAATCAAATGCCTGAACTGCGTTAGTTGCAGTTGCGATTGAATCACCCCATGCAGATGCATCCATTACAAAGAATGTATCTTGTCTATCTTCACACATATCTTTAGCGAATGTGGTTACTGAAGAGTGGTATCTGTGGATAAGACCAGGGATTACCAACATATTGATATCAAACTCATCTGGGTTAGATACTGCATTGATTGCTTTTCTAAATGCCACAGTACCTGTTGCGGTGTTTGAAGAACAATCCCATCCTTGTGTGTTTCCTGCAAGGATATCATTACCAGTGTTAACAACTCTGTTTGGTTTGTATCCATCAAAACCACCTTGGAACGGAACTAAGAATTTCTTAGCTGATAATGTACCACTTAGTGCTACAGATGCATCAGCCGATTCATCACGACAATCACCTAAGTAGAATGCAGTACCTACAGTAGCACCATTCGATGAAGGTGTTGGTGCTAAGAAGTTTAAGTTATCAGTTGTAGCGAAATCAAAGTTATATCCTAAAAATGCTTTCTCATTGTAAGATTCGTTGATTGATTGTGATACAACGTATGATGGATTTGGTAATGCGAACTTATTTCCATAAGGATTTTGTAGTGCTGCGAATCCAAATGGTACTAATGATTCATCGATACCTTTGTTAGCAACAGCAGTTGATACTTCAACTCTGATATTTGCTGAATTGTTAGGGTAATCACCATTAGTTGATAATTTACCATTTGCATCAACAGTAATGTACTTATCACCAATCACTCTTGCGATATAGTTTGGTGAATCAGGGTCTAAGTTAACGTTTTGGAATGATTCCACTAAGTTAGGTCTGATATCTGAATCAACCACACCTACGAATGGTGTTCCACTAATTTTGTCTTGGTCTACTCGTCTAACCACTACAGTGAATGAACCATACTCAGAACCTGCAACAGTTCCAGCTGGTTTGATATCTTGGATACCCACTTTGAATTCGTAGTTAGTTGGATTACCATGTGATAACGTATGGAACTTAACTAAGTTAGTTGTGTTACCACCAACTTTTTGTGAAGTAATCCACGGAGTAGCTGCCTCAGCGTAAGCGTTTTCATACTCAATATCTTTAACAACATCAATTGTTACTACAGGAATCTCACCATCTAATGCAAATGAAGCAGATTGGAATGTTTTGAAGTTTGAGTAAACATATGCATCTTCAGAACCTCTAGCTCCAAATCCAAATAACTTAGTAAAGTAGTTATCATTTGTAGGATTTAAAGATGCTGAGTAATTAGCTTCGGTTGCTTCAGAACCACTCAATGTTAATGTGAACAATGATGCCGATACATCAGATGAACCATTGTGGTCTGTAATTGATGATGATTTAAACACATCTGTATCTGATATGATTTGTGTTGTTGGATGTAGTACTGCTACTACTTTACTACCATACGATGATGATACTGTCAATGCCACTGGGTTTTCGAGTGTGTATCCACCTTGTCCTAATACCCTTACGATTGTTGCAGTTCCGGCATCTTCCAAATAAGATTGAGCAGTATATGGTAGATATGAATCTTCTGTCAATCCACCGAACACTTGCTGAAACTCTTGGAAAGATTGTACCTGTGTTGGAACAAATGCAGGTCCTTTAACTGTAGACCCGATTAATGCTGCTCCAATTTCACCAATCCCTTGAGGTAGAAATGACAAGTCCTTTTCTCTTGTAAATACGCCAGGACTTACTATTCTTTCTGCCATTTGATTCTCCTATTGATTTCTTTTGGTTTTTAATATATCTATAAATACATCAAAAAACCCAAAACGATTATATTTATTGGATAGGAGTGAAAGTGCCTTCTTCTATATTGAATTCCCCATTACCATACTTCTTTTGAAATTCTTCGGTTAGATTTTTCTCATCTATCCTCAGTTTTCTAAATGAATCTGATAGGTTGTTCTTTACAGCTTTAATATTTTCAAGTACTAACTCTGCGTTTAGAATCTCAGCCTCTACCTCACCCAACTGAGAAACTATCTCAGTATATTCCGTTCTGAATTTTTTAATTCTATCGATATCCGATTGTTCGATACCGATTACTTGCTTTTCTTCCATTTTCTTAACGTCAGCCATAACTTTTTAATAAATTTTTGATTTCAATTACGTTTCAGTATATAAATATGAAAATTTTTTATCAAAGATTAAATATCTGCTTTTAATTTCCAAACCACTTTTGATGTACCAAAAGTTTTGGATGTATTTATCTTTGTTCCAGTGTTTTCTGGTATAATATACGCTTTTGTGGTGAGTGTTACGTTACTTCTAACCAATCTTTCCTCACCAACACCATTTGTGGTTTCAAATGAGTAAGATTCTCCTTTAATTTGGAATTTATATCTATCTCCAAACGCTCCACCCTGAAAATATACGATTTGTTCAACTAATTTGTTCAAATCTTCCATAAAATCACACCAAACGATTACATCATACTGAATGTTAACATAATCTGGTCTATCTACGATGTATTTCTCTTGCACAGGTCGTTGCCCAATCAATTCGGAGAATGCATCATACCTATTTTCTCTGGAATACCTTTTTACAAATGGATGTGATGTATCTTCATCGGTCAAAACCTTCAACTTAGAGTATTCGGTGTTGATATCCAATGAATTTCGTTTGAATGAAATCAAAGGAGTTTGTACTTTACCATTCCCATCTCGCATAAACCCATCTTTTTGAGCAGATGCCCAATTTTCAGGCGATGCGTACATCACAGGCACAGGTATAAACTTTCCATTCTCTTCTATTGTTGGTTTTACATCCCTTTCTAAGAAATCTTTGAATGCCAAATCAATATCATAGATACCAACCGATACATTTTTTACGTCATCATTGCGCCGTGATACCTGTCTGGCTTTATTCAACTTAGGGTCATCTGAAAAAGAACTCTGAGTTCTCTTCAAATCAACTTTTTCATCCCTATTTTGTCTATATTTTTGTGCCATCTTAGATTCCTACAGGTAAATCGTTATTATTATCATTGTTACCAACTCTGAAATCATCTCTTAACTTCAATTGGCTCTTCTTAGCAACATGCGTTTCACATATAATCGATACATTATAACCTTGCGTATCGCCACCATCCCAAGTTTCAGGATTCTTACCAGCAAAGAACTGATTTGTAAAGGTTACATCAACTATATGTTGCTCATCGTTCCACTCAATCACATCACCAACTTCAGGATATACGTTTTTATCAACCAAAGTATCTCTTAGGAAGTAGAAATTAACATTTCTGGTGTATGATGAACCAAATTCATCAAAAATTTGCTCTGCATTTGTTCTATCAACTAACGTAGGAATTTTTACTGGATTGTAGTACACCTTATCTTTACCTTCGCCATATAGATTACGCTTGGTATCATCCAAAATAATCTTATAGTAGTAAACTTCGGTATCAATGATATCCGTAATTAACTCTTTGTTAAGCTTCCTAAACAAATCTGCATCTCTCTGTCCACCAAATAATGCCATTTGTTATCCTATATAAATTGCGCGAGGAACTCTGTTCAATGTTTGTTCCATTGCCTCAGATTCTTCTTGTTGTGCTTGTAATAATGCTTTACGAGAGGTTGCCTCTAAGTTTTCTCTTAATTCTGAGATTAAGATTTCCTTTTCTGTAGCTGCCTCACTTCTTAAATCTGCCCCATCCAACGTTACTTCTGAATTTGGAATCGGAATTGACGAGAATTTAGCTCTAACCGCGCCCAACATCTCTTTCGCCAATGCTAATGTATATTTTTCAATCCAGCGCTTACCCACATGATTGATGTTTGAATACTGAATTCTATCAAATCTAGCATTTGAATAATCAGATACTACCGAATTTGATACTACTGGGTTACTTCTATCAGATTCTAAAATGTAATGGAAGTGCACAGTGTACTCATGCTCAGGAACTGGAAATAATCTTACTCTGTTGTTTTGGATATCAAATCCATATTGAGATTTACGAACCATATCATTGAATTCGATTGCTTGTAATCTTAAAAGGTCATCATAAAGTGGTTGCATCATAAACGATACCCCTGGTGAGTAATTACCCCATCCGAAAGTATCCATCATTTGTTGTGAACCTAATCCAGTACCAATAAATGGGTCAAAGTATCTTACCATCGCAGGTGGTGCGTTGTGTAACATCTTTTTAATCTCAATCTTATCAACACCAGGAGTACCAACTTCAAGTGTTACATTATCTGCATCTGTTAAATCATAAACTTGTTGATTTGTATTTACTTCAAATGAACCCGTATAGTATGTTACTCTACCACCACTACCCGCTTCAGTTCCATAATCTTTAGATAATGAAATTAATCCACCTAAGTTTGCGTTTAGTTGTGTTTGTGATAAGTTTGAACCCGTCGAACTACCTCTAAGGTTTAATAGATTTTCTCTAATATTGAATTGGTTTACTTGTGATGAGTACTCAGTAACTGCCTCCTCAAAACATGCATAAAAATTAATATCCTGTAGTTCAATATCGACAATAGGATACCCCAATCGTTTAGCGCACCACCCTGCAGTTTTATCTGCAGATGATGTGAACTCTACATCACTATCATAATACCCAAATGGAGTACTTCCTTCTGAAAACGATGATGAACCAGGCCATATTGGAATATTTACCGCCATATACTCTCCTTAATCTTTGTTATAAATATGGAGATAACTAAAGAATCATTTGTTTATGTACCAAATCAGATTATAATCACCTCTATCAAATGTAATTACTTTTATATGCTTTTCCCAGCCAAACGAATCTACTACTTCTTCACATTTTTCTACATATGATGAAATTTCATTAAAATAAGAATAAATACCATTTGGTTTTAGAATCTTAGGTACAATTTCTGAGAATCTTCCCCATTGGGGCCAATTCACATAATCAAATGGAAACGTATCAAAGTAGATACTATCAAATCTCTTACCATCTTTAATAAATTGTGGGATAATATCTTCCCAAGCACCCTCAATAGGGTCAAATCCCATTTCCCGCGCCTTATCACATACTTGTGGATGGGCTTCTATAATACAATGTTCGGTTGGGTTATGTTCTCTAATATATGAATCAATTATACCCATACCAAAACCAACGTTTAATACAGAACCACCATTTGAACATAGAATTTTAGCACTTTCATACATCAATTCATCTTCATCATCCGACATTATGTCACAGCACTCCATTCCAGCTACCGTTAAGGCATGTTCACTATATGATACATCACCCTTTAAATATTTTTCAAATGCATCCATTTATATTAATTTACAGTCTATATCTAATTTATTGTAATCTACCCACACATCACCATCTTTGGTGGATAATGTATCTGAAAGTCCTAATCTTTGTAATTCATCTACCATAGTACCCACATATCTACCTATACCATTCGGGGCGTGTTCTGGATTTTTATATTCGAAATGATATATAGGAATTCCCATTGGAGATGTTCCAATATATTCAATGTTTTTCTTTAATCTTCTTTCAGAACGACAGCCTCCAAAACCAGTTACTACGCCTGCAGAAAGGTTGTAGTAAGCGTTTTGAGATGCATATTTGTAACTACCATCACCTGGTTGAGCCGTACCCTTTGAATTACTATATACATTATCACCAGTAGTGGGGTCCGCACCAGCTCCATCGTGATAGTACGTTGTAAAGAAAGTTTGGGCACAGGCCTGGCTGGGATTTGCTTGTAAGGTTGATGCATTATATGCTGTAAGTGATGCAGCTGCATTATGGTTATATCCATAAAATTCAGATATTGCGTGGGGTTGTACTTGGTCAGGTAGGTTAGGTGCTGAGTTTGAATTTATATTTGTTGTAGATAGGCTTTCGAGGGAATCATTACCTTGAGCCAGCCCTTTTTCGTTTACGATATCACCTATACTAATTTGTCCCGATGATGGTAATGTCATTACAATCTCCTTTTAAGTTCTTCAATCTCAGCTTTAAGTTCTTTGATTGATTCAATCAGTAATGGAACTAACTTTTCATATTGTACAGTTAGATAGTTTTCGCCTGAAAGTGAGCCATCACTACCATCATTATCAAATGGTGCTCTTTTTACTGCTTCAGGCAATACACTTTCTACATCTTGTGCAAATACACCCACCATTGATTGATTTCTATCAAATCCTGCTAATTTATTTGCCGTTTCATTCCAATTAAATGTAAATCCTGATAGTTTATCTATTTTCTCTAAAGGATTTTCAATTGGATTAATGTTTTCTTTTAATCGTTTATCTGATGAATACGCTACGATATCGTTACCAGCATCAATTCTACCATCAATAGTACTTGCAGCAACATCAACACCCAAGGCACCATTATTTACACGCCACCCATTGTTATTAATTGTTCCCCTTTGTGTTCCACCGGTCGTTATTGAGATAGTATCGGTAGTTCCTCTATAGAATCCAGTATTTGTATCATCTTTAAAGAAAATCGCTGGTTTTCCAACCAAACCATCCTCAGCACGGAAGAGTCCAGTAAATGAACCAGTTGCGGTACAAGTATCTCCTGATACTATAATCGCCTCATTGTTAAATGTACCAATATTAACAGTATCATCTGAGAATACTTCAAAAATTGGAATACCTGATATATCATTTACCGAAAATAAAGAACCTGATAGTTGGTCTGTTACTTCGAACAATCTACCCTGCGCCCCATCAATAGCCATTACAACATCATCACCAGTTGAACCAGATTTGTAAGCTGTTATCGACCCTGAGAGAACTGATAACGAACCCGTTACCCTAACATCTACTGATGCCGATGCATATGTTGTACCATCAAACCATTCGTATCCACTACCACCACCAGCAGTTGAGCTCAGTACGTTACCCCCTATGGATAACCCCGTACCAATATCTAACCAAGCCACTTGGCCAGCGGTATCATCCCAAAAAAGAATTCTATCATCATTAGGGTCTGCGAGTGAAGTACCAGTACCACCATGTGCCAATGCAATATCATCACCCTGCCACGTTCCTTGTGTGATTGTACCTACCGTATTAATTGCATTATCACCAGTATAGTTAGATGTTGCAACTGCAGTTAATAGGGTACTATATGCCTGAACATCTTGACCAATTTCTAATCCTAAGTTAATTCTTGCATTTGCTGCGGTAGATGCGCCTGTACCACCATTTACAATTGCTAAATCAGTACCACTCCAGTTACTATTACTAATTGTATTTAGTGTTGCTAATGAACCCAATCCTAATGAAGTTCTTGCGGTTGCTCCAGTTTCTAATACAAATGTTGAGCCATTACCAACGATAAATCCACCATTGGTTGTTGCTAAGCCAGCTATTGCATTTAAACCCGCATCGTATGCTTGAACATCTATTCCAATCTCTAAATCTAAATCCGAACGTACTTCTGCATAGCTCCTACCTTCAATTGTATCGGCATCGGTAAATCTAGCGAAGTCGTTAGCTACTGGTGTTCCTGAGGTGTCAACAGTACCTGTACCACTACCGGCTCCGATATCTGAAAGTACTTGGGTGCCTGTTCTAAAATCAACATTTCCCGCAGAATCTAATACTAAGAATTTATCAGTATCCGTGTTCGCATTTACTACGCCGGATAGGTTTAAAGAGTTTAACGTTGCATCACTTCCTGAAGTGATTACTTTTTTCCAATTTGGCATATCCTTTATTCCGTTTTATATGGTTGGTTACTAAAAGCCCACTTCCCTTTCGGGCCGATACAAAAGCTTGTACTAATAAGTATATAAATAGTTTAATAAAAGTTAAGCAGGGTCATTATATTTAAATTTGGTCTTTTCGTATATTGCATTTATTTCATCTGATACCAGTCGTCTGTCATACACCCAAAGCCCACCAATACCACCATTAAAATAATTATTGTTAGTGAGACCAATCGCACCTGATGTTGAGCCCGAATATCCAATTGAAGTTGCAGTTCCAGTTGAAGTTTGCATGAGTTGGGCATTTCCATCAATATATATCTGCCATTTTGCCGGGTCTGACCAGAATACAAATGATGCAAATATCCATCGGTTT